CCCGGTTTGCTGTTTTATTTTATACGCTGTTTGCAACAATAAAAAACAGCAAAACACTCTTTCCTTCTATGGAGTAAAAAATGGCCGGTTTTACTAATAAAGGCAAATACCGATTACTAGAAACCCTGCGTGGCGTGAGCCTCCCGACTAACTTCTATGCTCACTTGTGCGACTCCACCACTGCGCCATCTGCTGACCTCAATACGCTCAGCGAGCTAACGCAAATAAGCGGCAATGGCTACGCAGCGATTAGCCTCACAAAAAATACAACTGATTTTTCAGCCATCGTAGAAGATGATGGCAATGATGATTCAGAATTGACGATTAAAGATCTAACTTGGACCGCATCAGGCGGAACGCTAGGGGCGGCCAGGTATCTTGTTATCACCGATGATAATGCTACAGAAGGGGACCGGGAAGTATGGTTCTATTTTGATCTCGGCTCCGATCAATCGGTAAGTGATGGTCAGGATCTCACTTTGACAGGCTTTAAACTCAAGATCGCAGAGAGCTAACAATTGCCAGATCATAGCGTCACAGCAGTTTATGACCGCGTAAAAGAAACCACCACAACCACTGGCACCGGCACAATTACCCTAGCTGGTGCTGCTAGTGGTTTTACTGGGTTTTCAGATGTGCTCAGTGATACCAATACCACTTATTACACCATCGTTAGCGGTAACGAAACCGACTGGGAAACGGGCGTAGGGACTTTTAGCAGTAGCGGGGACACCCTAGCCAGAACCACGGTCTTAAGTAACAGCGCAGGCACTACCGCAAAAATTAGCCTAACAGGGACCAGCACTGTTTTTTGCAGTTACCCAGCAGCTGAGGCAATCCACGGAATCGGCAGCGGTGGCAAGATGGTCCAGACCAGCGCTGAAACATGGGACACCGGCGCGCTCTCGGTAATCTCTTTTGATACGGCCAGCACCTGGCCAGGCCAAGCCGCGACAGGCTCAGCTATCGAGCTAGACACCACAAACAACAAAATCATCCTAAAGAAAAAAGGCTGGTACCAGCTTACAGGGATGTGTAGTGCAGAAAACGACGATGCCTACGGTGAGTCTAAATTCTGGCTTACACTCGGAACAGGAACGGCGGTCGGTGATGCGTTTACCGTGAGCTACCACGAAAATCCTAACTCCGACGTAACGTACGGAGTAATCACCGCGCCTTATTACTGCGCAACTCCAAACGATGATATTTACTTCGGTATTTGGCCATCGTCCAGCGGTGGAGTAATGAGCTATACGGCGAGCGTTTCTACTGATCGGTACAAGCCGAAACTGAGCGCGGTTTATATACGATAAAAAAAAGGGCAGAAATGGCTTCAATTCCTTGGCAAGCAGGCGGCAACCTAAAAAGCCTTTTAGAGATACTCGGAAAGAGCCAAGCAGCGGCAAGCTGCGCAAGTGGGCAAATAACCATAGAGGACGTAAGCCAGGAGGAGCTAGAAGCAGCAGCGGTTGAATATCTTAGCAATGAAGAAAAGTACCTACTAGCACCGATCAGAAAAACACGAAAAAGAGTGCTAGGTAAGCAAAGCCAAGCGGTCGTAAATGACCATTACCCCCAAGAGCGGCAAGCACTCTTTCAGATGCTGCTCACGGAGGCGATTATAGACGGCAAGCAAAACAGGATTTCTTATATCCGCCAGCTGGCAAGCTGGATTATGACGGTTACCGCTGCACAGATTGCCGCAGAGGCTCAAGTAGACCAGGCTTCCAGCAAAGAAGAAATCAGAGCGGTGCAAATCGACTTTGAGCCGATCAAAGCAGCAGATCCGCTGGTAACGATTAAGGGCGCGCTCTCTATTCTCGATTAAGGGGCTTTGATGTTTTCAGTTGCTCCTTATAGCGATCTGCCATTTAGCACGCTACCGGCTACCGGCGCAGATGTAACCGTTAGTGATAAGAGCGCGTCTTGCGTTGCTTCTAGCGCTGCTGGATCAGTTACCCTGGCTAGCCAAACCGTAAGAGCGCGTCTTGCGTTGCTTCTAGCGCTGCTGGATCAGTTACCCTGGCTAGCCAAACCATCAGCGGTAAGAGCGCCTCTAGCGTTGCCTCTAGTGTTGCTGGATCTGCTACTAAGGGCAGCCAAAGTAAGAGCGCGTCTTGCGTTGCTTCTAGCGCTGCTGGATCAGTTACCCTGGCTAGCCAAACCATCAGCGGTAAGAGCGCCTCTAGCGTTGCCTCTAGTGTGGCTGGCACAATCACAATTACTGGCAGCGTGACCATTAGCGATAAGAGCGCGTCTTGCGTAGCTTCTAGCGCTGCTGGCACTGTTACTAAGGCCAGCCAAACGATTACCGGTAAGACTGCCTCTAGTGTTGCCTCTAGCGTTGCTGGATCAGCAGCAATTGCTGGCAGCGCTACCGTAAGCGACAAGACGGCCTCTAGTGTTGCTTCTAGCGCTGCTGGATCAGTTACCCTGGCTAGTCAAACGATCAGCGGGCTTCTGTCGGCCTGCGTCTCTGAGGTGCTGCGTGGATCAATAATACATGATCCACCCTTAGCTATTGAGGCTCCCCCAGCGTTTGCTGTTTGCTCTGCTACGGCAGGTGATAAAATAGTTTTTGGTGAGTCTGCCGGTCTAGAGTACAGCACAAAGCCAGGCAAGCTGCACTACAGCACAACGGGCCGCACACAATACACAACCAAAGCAAACAGGCTACACATTAGCACCAGTGGCCGCACACAATACAAAACAGCAGGCCGCTTACACTACACAATGGAGAACGATTAGCAGATGGCAAGAGCTAATGAAATTAGACATAAGCACGCCTCAGAGACGAGGACGATCAGTATTAATTACACTGACAAGCTCGACTCAGGAGAAGCCCTTACAGGCACCCCCACTGTTACAGAGGTGACCAGCTCAGACCTAACTATAAGCGGTGCTCAGCTTAATAGCGGTGAGCTAACTATTAACGGTGAGACAGTAGCCGCTAGTAAGGCCGTGCAGTGCCAGGTAGCAGGGGGTAGCAGTGGTAGCACCTACTCTATCCTTGTATCAGTAGGTACTGATGCCAGCAGCCCAGGCGCTCAAACCTTCTATGATACGATCAAGATAGAGGTGCTCTAGATCATGCCAATGTCTGCCCCTACATGCTGCACGATATGCAACCGCAGGCGCTGCCTATGTAAGAGAGGGGAGGGGGTACCCCCCCGGCTCAGTGCCTGCAAGCGTGGATATGGTAGGGGATGGCAGAAGGTACGGGCCAGGTTTCTCTTAGAAAACCCACTATGCAACCACTGCTCTAGTAATAGCCGCCCAGTAGCAGCAAGCCAGGTAGATCACATTAAACCACATATTTAACGACTGGGGCAACCTGCAAGCGCTCTGCCATAGCTGCCACAGTAAGAAAACCAAAAGCGAACAGCAAAGCAGCCAGGCTAGCAAAATCCTATAGGGGAGGGGGGGTATTATTCTATGAGCGTTTTTTCTAGTAGACCGCAGCTCACCCTTCACGTTTTTTGCGGCAAAATTTCCGAGGTGCAATGATGGCGCGACCACGTACACCAACAGCCGTTTTAAAGCTCACTGGCAATTACCGGCCAGATCGACACGCGGCCCGTAGTGATGAGGCGATAGCCTTAGCCAGCGGCAACCCAGTTAAGCCGCGCGGCATGAACGCGGCTGGTAAGTGGTGGTGGAAGCAAACCGTTGAAAGTATGCCCGCTGGCGTTTACGGCAAGTGTGACTCAGCACTACTACATCAGGCCGTAGACTGGTGGTGCCAGTACCAGGCGGCCAAAGATCGCGGGGATGATGTAGCGATGGCCAGGGCCACTGATCGCTACGTGGCACTTTCTAGCAAGCTGGCCCTGGGACCAGTAGAGCGAACGCGCCTCACTTTTGGCGAAAAACCGAGCGAGATCATGGGGAGGGACCGCGCTTGACCAAACACAAACCAAAAAAACCACCGGCGCGGCTGATGATCGATGCAGCCGATGAGCGCGCAAAAGACAACGGCTGCTTGTACGATCAATCAAGAGTAGACCACGTGATTGATTTTATTACCGGCCACCTGCGCCTCTATGAGGGCGAGTATGCAGGGCAGCCGGTAGAGCTGATGAAATGGCAAATCCAATTGTTAGAGCGCCTCTTTGGCTGGGTACGCTACAGCGACGACTGGGGCCGCTACGTGAGGCGGTTTAATAAATGTAGTTTATGGGTGCCTAAGAAGAACGGCAAAAGCCCCACCTGTGCGATGATCGGCCTGTACTTGCTGGTAGCGGATGGCGAACAGGGACAGAAGGTATTTAGCGCGGCCAAGGATGGCCGCCAGGCAGGCATCATGCACGCGCACGCGCGGCACATGGTCGAGCAGTCCCCAGTTCTTAGCAAAGAGCTAAAAATAAACAAAAGCAGCGGCAGAATTTACCATGAGAGAACCCGCAGCACCTATGACATCCTAGCCGGTGATAATATCGCCAGCCAACACGGGCATAACGGCTCTGTAATCATCGACGAAGTACACGTGGTGAACGAGCGTCTGGCGCGCGTGCTCGAATTTATGGGTGCCAGCCGCAGCGAGCCGATCCAGTTTGAGGCTTCAACCGCTGGCAACAACCCAGAAGGCTACGGTAAAAAACAGTTCGACTATGGCCAGGCGGTAGCTGAGGGCATGATATTTGATGATTCGTTTTTATTCGTTAACCACAGCGCCCCTCAGGCAGCAACTGACAAAGAGTGCGGCCAGGTAAAAACATGGAAAGCAGCCAACCCCAGTTGGGGTACCACAATCAAGCGGGCAGAATTCGAGCAGAGCTACAAGCGGGCCAAAAGATCGATTCCAGATTTCACCTCATGGAAGCAGCTAAGGCTTAACGTCTGGCAATCGTCGGCTACTCCCTGGCTAAGAAAATCAGACTGGGAAAAGTGCCAGGAAAAATACACAGCAGCAGACTTAGCCGGGCAAGAGTGCTTTCTGGGGCTGGATCTATCGAGAACGCGGGACATGACCGCAGCCGTTCTAGCGTTTCGAGACGATGACACCTACCGCCTGCTACCCTATTTCTGGCTACCAGAGGATACAACCAAGGATCACGCAAACGCGGCCAGCTATCAAACCTGGCACCAGGCCGGACACCTCGAACTAACAGCCGGTAACGTGTTGGATTATTCCGTAATAGAGCGGAGGATAGCAGAGCTGGCTGAGCAGTTTGATATAGCAGAGGTGGTCTATGATCCATGGAGCGCGGAAGAACTAACGCAGCGACTAGAAATCGAACACGGGATCCCGCGTACTAAATTTAAGCAGACGATTACCAGCTTTGCGGCACCTACTGCCGAGATGGAACGGATGGTGCTAAACGGAAACCTAAGACACAACGGCCACCCAATCCTAACGTGGCAAGCACTGCACACCCAGGTCAAAGCAGACAACAACAATAACTATCGGCCTGTAAAACCACCCAACGCAGACCCAAAAAAAATAGATGGTATCGTCGCCGCTGTTATGGCGATCTCCCGCGCCATGAGTGAAGATGGCTCCCCCACTCTCCGCTATTATGAAACCAACGAGATAGAATTATTATGACTAACATTATCGATCCACAAAACAACACAGAAACCCGCGCTCTAGAGAATCCAAACATACCGTTAGGCTCACCGCTGGTATGGAATGAGGTTTTCGGAGATGCTAGCACAGAGGCAGGCGAAGCGGTTAGCCCGCGGCGCGCCTTGAGTTACTCCCCAGTGTGGCAGGCGGTTAATTTAATCAGCGGTGACGTTAGCAAGTTGCCGCTTAACGTCTACAAGCGGCGGCCCGACCTTGGAGAGCGTGGGCGAGAGATCGATACGCTGCACCCAGCTCACAAGCTAATTAGGCACAAAGCCAATCCCGCAATGGCGGCTTATAAATTCTGGCGGCGGATGATGACTCACGTACTGATCTGGAATAATGCCTACGCGCTGATCGATTACCAGGGCGGAGAGCCTGCGGGCCTCTTGCCGCTGTTGCCAGACCGTACAATGCCCCAGATCCAAGACGATGGCTCAATCGTATTCATTACCGAGATCGGCGGAGAGCTGCACGGGTTTGCAGCAAGCCAGGTTCTCCACCTGGAAGGCATCAGCATCTATGGGGATGCAGATTGCGAGCTAGTCTACAAAGCGCGTAACAGTTTTGCTCTGGGCCTGGCTGCGGAGAAATTCGCCAGCCGCTTCTTTAAAAACGGGGCCAGGATTGGGGGCGTTTTAGAAGTACCGGCAGGCATGACCAAACCGGCAGCGGATAACTTAGAGACTGGATTTAGAAAAACCTACGAGGGTGTCGGTAACAGCTTTAAAACGGTCATCTTAAGAGAGGGGGCCAAGTTTCATACCGGCCAATTCACCCCAGAGCAAAGCCAGCTAGTGGCAGCCCGCCAGGAGCAGGTTAGAGAAGTTGCCCGCTGGTACAATTTGCCGCCCCATAAGCTAGGGGACGCGCAAAATACAAGTTACTCCAGCTTAGAACAGGAGAACAGATCCTATCTAGACTCCTGCCTATCGGCCTGGCTTTATACAATCGCCAGCGAGTGCTATTTAAAACTACTCACCATCGAGCAGCAAGAGAACGATACGCACTTTATTGAGCATAACACCGGCGCACTCATTGCCGCTGACATCAAGACCCAGTACGAAGTGGGCCGGATGGGGATAGAAATGGGCGTACTAAGCCCGGATGAATTCCGCGCCATGCAGAATCAGAACCCCAGAGACGATGGTCTAGGCGGTAAATTCTTAAAACCCCTGAATATGAGCTTTGCGGATGAGCAAGAGCCAGAACCAGAGCCAGAACCAGAGCCGGTGGTAGACGATGAGCAGCCAGAAGATGAGCCAGCAGAAGAAGAAGCACCGGCAGAAGATGAAGCAGACGAAGCCGCCCGCGCTGCCCTGGATAATGCCTTAACAGCAGCCATTGAGAAAACTCTTTCCACGGTTAAGCGCTGGGCCAGACAAAAGAAGCCCGCTGCTTTTGTGAATCACGTAGATAACCGCCTGGCAGAACAAAAAGAGCCATTTTTAGCCAGAATAGCCGATTCTGTGGCCGTTTTTAGTGCTCTCAAGGGTGCCTCTAGCGAAGAAATAGCCCAAAAAGTGGCCTGTAGGTGGCTTGAAATCGTGAAAAAAGAGCTAAATCAGACCCTTGAAAGCACCACAGCAGAGGATCTGAAAGAAGCCATCACCGCCAGAACCGACCAACTAACAACCGAAAAAACTACCTTATGGAGTTTGATTAATGAGAATTGCTAACGATAAACAGGTAAGAATAGAAAAACGAGACGGAGAGCCTACAAAAATCGTCGGTTATGCGGCAGTCTTTTACCGCTCAGACGATCCAGGCACACAATACGAGCTTTATAGCGGCCACGTTGAACGGATTAAGCCTGGCGCGTTTAAGCGGGCCATTGAGCAGGCCGACGATGTGCGCGGCCTCTTTAATCATGAGCCAAGCCAGATCCTGGGCCGTACGAAGAGTGGCACAATGAGACTAAGCGAAGATGAAACCGGCCTCCGGTATGAAATCGATGTGCCAGATACCCAAGTGGGACGCGACGTAGTAACCAGCATAGAGCGCGGCGACGTTACCGGCAGTAGCTTTGCCTTTGCTGTGAGTGAAGGAGGCAGCGAGATTAGAAAAGACGGCCAGGTAACGGTGAGAGAAATCACCGGAGTGGATTTGTATGACTCCGGCCCAGTGACTTTATGATGCCACCACGACGGGCCTACGGGCAATCGATGGCATCGATGAAGCCCGCGCGGCTTTTGAGCAGTTTGAAAAAGAACAAACAGCCGTAGAAGTCAGAGCCAGAATGATTGCTCTTGAAAACGATGGAGCATAACAGAGAATAAAAAAGAACAACTAAACAAAGTCTAGGCGAAACGCTAAAGCGCGGTAGCTGCGGACGATTACTGATTTTTCGTAATCGCCAGCGGCCCCGCGTTTTTTATTGCGCCACTGCTGGCCCCAACCACAGGAAGGTTAACAGCAATGGCAGACTTTAAAGAATTACAGGAACAACGTAGTAACCTGGCAGCCCAGATCAAAGACCTGGCCGCCTCCCAAGATAACTGGGATAGCGAAGATCGCGCTAAGTGGGAAGAAGTAAACGCAGCCTACGACGCCAACCAGCAAGAGCTGACAGCGGCCAAAGAAAAAGCAGACGTAGCCGCCCGCGCTGCACAGATCGAAGCCGCGAAGGACGAGCAGTCTTTCCAGCAAAAGCGAGAGCGCAAGGCAGAGCGTCGGCCAGAGATCACTGAAGAAACCCGCCAGCTCGCCTTCCAAGCATGGGCCAGGCATCAAAACGGTTTCTCTTTGGAAGATAAGCACGTAGAAGCCGCGCAGCGCTGCGGCGTCGATCCCCAGGCAGCCGGCTATGAGGTTCGCTTGTCGAGCCAAAGCCCGAAAATGAGCCACGGCGGATTCGGTAAAGAGTACCGAGCGCAAAGCGTTGGCACGGATTCGGCAGGCGGCTACACCGTCCCAGAAGGGTTCTCGAACGAGCTAGAAAAAAGCCTGCTGGCCTTTGGTGGCCCGCGTAAAGTGGCTCGCGTTATCAGAACCTCTAGCGGGAATGACCTGCCATGGCCGACTGTAAATGATACCGGATCGACTGGCCGCCTGATTAATGAGAACGCTGCCATCACAGAGACAGCAGTCACCTTTGGCAGCAAGACGTTTTCAGCTTACAAGTTTTCAAGCGATAGCGTCTTAGTGTCTAGCGAACTGATGCAGGACTCTGCCTTTAACCTGGCCAGCGAAGTTGGCGCGATGTTAGGCGAGCGATTGGGCCGCTGTGAAGCGAGCTATTTCACCACGGGTACTGGCTCTAGCCAGCCTGGCGGTATTGTGACGGGTGCAGGTGCCGGTGTTACGGCTGCAAGCGCTAGTGCAATCGCAGCAGATGAGCTGTTCGAGCTAGTCCATAGCGTAGACCCAGCCTACCGAGGCCAAAGCAGCTGCGGCTGGATGATGCACGATAACGTCTTGCTGGCCTTGCGTAAGCTCAAGGACGGAAACGACCAGTACTTGTGGCAAGAAGGCATGAGCGCTGGTGAGCCGGATCGCTTGTTAGGTCATCCGATCACGATCAACCAGAACATGGCATCAAGCGTTGCCACTGGTGAAATTACGGTACTCTTTGGCGCAATGGCCAAGTTTATCATCCGTGATGCTGGCTCAGTTCGGCTTTATAAGCTGGAAGAGCGATATCGTGATAACGATCAGACTGGTTTTGTTGCCTTCAAGCGTTCAGATTCTGGCGTCATCGATGCCGGTACTGATCCCATTAAGAAACTGACCCAGGCATAAGAGCATGGTGAAAGTTAAACTCCTTTGTAGTTTTGTCGGCAATGGTTTCTATCAAGAAGCCGGGGAAGTTGTTGAAGTCGATGAGGCTACAGCGGCGCGGTATATAGAGCGCAGCCTGGCGGAAGCAGTGGTTGAGCCGGAAACGGCCACCCTGCAACCGCCACTGCGCGCGACGCGCACCAAACCAAAAAAACGCACACCCAAAAAGGCTACTAAATGAGCCACACCGCAACCGGTTACGGAGTCTCTGAAGTGACAGCCCCCACGGCTGAGCCGCTGCAAGTGAGCGAAGTGCGGCGGCACCTGGCACTAGATGATTCCTACTATGACGACTATATCAGCAGCCTAATTGAAGTCACCCGCGCCAAAGTGCAGGCGCATACGCACAGGCAACTAGTTACCGCCACCTATGATGCAAAACTAGATGCCCTGCCAGCAGGGCAGCAAACGCTGGCCCTGCCTTATGGAAGCCTGCAAAGCGTTACCAGCATTACCTACACCGACACCGCAGGAGACAGCCAAACATTCTCTAGCAGTGATTATGACGTATCGACCGCCAGAGAGCCTGGCACCATCCGCCCCGCCTACGGTAAAACCTGGCCCGCTGCCAGAGTGCAGCAGGAAGCGGCTACAGTTCGTTTTATTTGTGGCTACGGGGCCGCCGGTGCAGTACCCCAGGCCATTAAGCAGGCAATGCTGCTGCTGATTGGCCACTATTTCAACAATCGAGAACAAACCATAACCGGCGTAATGGCAACCGAGATCCCCCAGGGCGCTAACGCGCTGCTGGCACCTTACGTTCTAGGAGACAGCTTCACGTGGTACGGGCAGGCCAATTAAGGCAGCGAGTAAATATCGAGCAGAGCACCCAAACCGCAGACGCGGCAGGGCAGCTCACCGATAGCTGGCAAAGCGTGCGCGAGTGCTCAGCCCGCGTTTTGGATGTGTCCGCATCAGAAACCTTTTTAGGCTCACAGATCGAATCAACCACGAGCAGCCTGGTGATTATACGCTACCCGCAGCAAGGGACGTTTCCAACTAGTGAAATGCGCGTTGTCTATGAAGATGGCGACACCAGCAGAACGCTAAACATCGAGAAGGTCCAGCGGCGCGATGAGCGGCAGCAGCAGCTCTGGCTTCACTGCACGGAGGATAGCTAATGCCAGGCAAACAAAAAGAAATTGAATTTCTGGGTATCCCCGAAATGCGCAAGCAGTTTGAGTCCCTTTCCGGCAGCTTGCAGCGCCGAGTACTGCGCCAGGCGGTAAATGCTGGAGCCACCGCCCTTAGCTCAGCAATCAGAAAAGCCACCCCTAGAGACACTGGAACACTAAAAAAATCAGTTAAGAAAAAACCTTCTAGTAAATGGAGAAGCGGCAAGGCCGCAGCTTCTAAAGGGATTATCGGGGCTACCGTTGGCTATGACATCCAAAAAGCCCCCCACTGGAACCTAATCGCCTACGGGCACAAAGCAGTGTATTGGGGCCATGAAACAGGCGAGCGGGTACCTGGCCAGACCTATTTCCAAAAAGCCGCAAAAAATGCAGGGCCAGCAATCCGCGCAAAGATCACCGCAAAGGCCAAACAGGCATTACCTAAAGCAATCGTCAAACAGATGACCAAATAAAACATGGCAACCACCGGCAGCAACATTAGAACGTACCTACTAACCAAATCCGCTGTAACGGATGTGATTAGTACGCGCCTGCGCCCTGATGTGTTAGCCCAGAGCGACAGCCTGCCAGCGGCAACCTATAGCGAGATATACACCAACCATATACACACCGTTTCAGCAGCCGCAGGCATTGAGGAATGTATGCTGGAGATCGTTTGCTACAGCAGCACGCGCACCCAGGCAGACAGCCTGGCCGACACCATCCGCCAGCAGCTGCAAGGCTACCGAGGGGCAGCGGGGAGCGTGCAGGTGATGAGCTGCCAGCTAGACGACACCGGCCACGGCTATGAAAAGCCAGAAGATGACAGCGACCAGGGCAAGTATTTGACGGCTTTACGGTTCAGAATTCACGTACAGGAAACCATCCCAACCTTTTAGGAGAATATACACATGGCAGACACAGGCAATGGGGCAACCCTCACACTCGGCACCACCGGCGGCAGCTACGATATCGTTTCTATTTCCGGCCTAGAAGTATCAAAGGAAGTTATTGAAATCACGAAGTTATCAGACACGGGGCGCAAGCGCTTCATGGTCGATGACTTGGCAGAAATCGGTGAGATTACAGTAACAGCATACAGCGATTGTGGCGTACCAGATATCGACAACGACTACGGCGCGGCCATTGACGAAAGCGTCACGATCACTTACCCGCAAAAGCCAGGGGGCAGCACAGCGGGTACTGTGGTCTTTGGTGGCCGCCCCATTAGCGTGAAAAGTGCAGACGCGGAAATGGGCGAAGTTATGCTCGTTGAGTTCGTAATCAAGGGAACGGGCAACTCGGCGGGATTCACATTCACAGCGGGTACTTAACCGATGATTACGTTTGAGGATCACCCAGCGCGGGAAGTGGTAAACGGTGAGAGGGTGCCAGCGGTGCCCGATCAGCGCATGATCCGCATTAACGGAATGCACGCGGGCTACTGTGGCATCGTGCCAGGTAGACCCGTTTGCATGGTGCGGCGGTATAGCGCTGAGATGCAAAAAGTAGTTGAGGCCGTTACTGCGGCATACGGCACACCCGGAAAAGTATCAATGCCGCCTAACTTGGAGGAGATGGAAATATGGCAGTAGCAACTAGAGAGAAGCTGTTCAGCTGCACGCGGCGGCGATTTGTTACTAAAGAGGTGGCGGGGCTTACGTTTTGCTTTCAGTCCTTAACCGAAGCAGAAAAAAGCCGCTTTGAAAAAAGCGTTTTAAACAAAAGCGGAAACGTGAAAGACGACAGCCGCAGGCGCTTGCTGGTGGCAACCCTAGTCGACGAAAAAAGCAAAGAGCCGCTCTTAACTGATGATGATTTATCAGAGCTGGGGCAGCTCGACGGAGCACTTACCAGCCAGCTGTTCGACGTTGCAATGTCGCATGTAGGTTTTGCTGATGATGAAATCGAGGTACTGGAAAAAAACTCAAAGCCGACGAAAAAAGAAGATTTGCCTTCCGCTTAGCTCTTTTAGTCGGCACCTGGGACGTTAATGAGTTACTAGAAGAAATACCAGCGGAGCTTTTTGCAGAGTGGATTGCTTACTACCGTATAGAACCGTTTGGGGATCCCTGGCTACAAACTAGCTTTATCTGCTCAATCGTAAGAAACCTACTAGCAAGTAAAGAAAGCGAGATACTCCCCTTAGATCATTTCGTACCAGAGTTTACCAGCACTAAAAAACGCAAGCGCTTCGATGCTGCCAAAAGCGAAAAAGAAATGGAAGCACTTTTTGGGAAGTAATATATGGCCGCCAATCTTGGATCATTAGTAGCGACAATCACCGCGAATACCAAGCCGTTTAGCAAAGGCATGAAAACGGCGGGCGGCGATATGGGCAAGATGCAGCAGAGCGCGAATAAGTTTAGCCTCAAAAGCATGATTGCTAAGATTGGCCTGGCCGCTGGTGCGGCTATCGCGTTTGCTAAGGCGATAGCAGCCGTTAAGGATCAGATGGCCGAGCTGGACAAACTCGGCAAGACGGCGGACAAGTTAGGTATCGGCGTTCAGCAGCTTGAG